TTCGCAAGTGGAAGGCCCCCGAGACAACAGCGGCAGGAATCATCGTGCCAGACGACCGCAAGGACTATCAGTCTAAGCGAGGCACCGTGATCAAGATAGGCAGTTGTGAGAATTTAAAGGTTCGTAAGCTGCCAGTACCCAACGTCAAGGTAGGAGACGAAGTTCTATTTACAGCATTCTCAGGTTCTGAAGTTCCTATGCCTGATGGGTATCTGATCATGAGGGTTACAGAGTTGTTAGGAGTGCTAGAATAATAATGCTGTATGATAAATTTTTGCTGCCTGTAAGCCCCTCTTGCAAATTACAGTCGGCACAACGTACGCTCAAACTGCCTAAAAAGCCCCTGTACAATCAACCCGAAAAAGCCATGGAAGTCTTTAAGCTAATGAGACTAAAGTTTGACAGACTTAATTTAGTGGGCCGCCCGCTATCAACCAAAAATCTTCTTGAGATAGCCAGAGCGGCAGCCAAAGTAACAGGCTGTGAAACAGAAATAGCTAGAAATCTCTTACAGCCATTTAACTCTTGCTATATAAACAAAAGAACGCAAGATATTATATGCTGGCAGGTGGCCGGAAACAGAAAAAGAATGAATAACCTACAGCCTCACGTCTACAATTCTGCTACATTTAATTTAGGCTGGATGTCTGGGGTTATAGCGGAATATGTAAGCGAAGACGCTTCTAAGATCGGGGCATACAGAGTAAGGATAATGGACGGTCCTGCTGCAGGATTAGATATGTTCATGTCTGTCCCGAAGAGAATAAAACTTATGTCTGATGTGCTGGGGGCTACCTATAAAATAGACAAAGACAAAATGCAATTGTCAGATTACAGACAGGCAGTTCAGATGCAGGTTGCAGTCTATCCGGAACAGTTGGACATCGTGCAGTTTACGTCAGGAGCCGGACATATAAACCTTAAGCATCTTACAAAGGTAAATTCGATTGCAGCTTTAAAGACAACTGCAAAACAAAGAAAAAATAATCTAGAACTTGTAAAAACAAGAAATAAATTATGTCAATATGGCTTTAGACATCCTTGCCATATTTGTAAAATAGGCTATGATGAGTGTTCAAGAGGATGTTTGCCTCGATCCATAAAAGATGTTAAGGAAAATATAATCCTATTAATCAAAGGAAAAAACATATGTCAGAAAACTTTAGAAGAGGCTTAGATATACCGGTAAACTTCCCCCTGCCGTTCAATCCACGGCATATGCTGTCTATAAATCCGCACGGATCTACGACAGCAAATGAAACATACGTCCCTCAACATGACATCCTGAATTGTGTTCCAGGGGCATTTGTAGGAATGTGCAAGTTAATCCAATCCGTGGACACCGAGGTATCTACTGGCACATTGAATATCTCGGAAGAGGAAATGCAAAAGGCTGTTTTGGCTCTTAGATATATCCTATCAAAAGACGGTTTGGCCCATGGCACTGTGGAAGAAGCATATGTAGCCTCCGGATTTGTCAACCTATCATGGCAAGCAAGAACATGGGTTCTCAAAAATCTTGGAGACATAATGATTAGAATGTGGCATCAAGCAGCTATAGCCCGGGTAAACAACATTAAAGACTTCAGAGATTTCCCTATCAATACGGCTGCTGAATCTTTGTTAAAATCTCTTGGAAAAGGATTAGACTAATGCCAAAGGAAAATTTATTAAAAAAAATTGCCATTAATGAAAAGTCTGAAATTGGGTTCATAATGGAAATTCAAGAACTTGCTGGCACAAAGATATATATGGGGATACCTTTGACCGGGACTGGAAACTGGGTGTCTATAAACCCCAATGTATTTGACGCTCCTGTCAATGCATTGGCACTTATGGAAATAGCCATGCATGTGAGCCCGCCTAAAAAACTTTTAGAAAAGAAAAATTTTTCAATAGAAAAAACGGATGCTCCGATTGCAAAATGGGACGCCTTGTTTACAATGGAGCCTGGATCAGACCTTAATAATATTATAAACTCATTGTTCAAACTGGACCCAGATAAACATATAAATCACGACATCGGCGATTTTCACGTAGATAACGAAGACGAAGAAGAAACTAATTGATCTTATCTGCGTCAAACTCAATAATAGTTTGCCTTGATCTAGCTCTTGCCAATACTGGCATAGCAGTTCTTGCCATTAATCCCACTGAGGATGAGCTTCTTTATGTGGACACTGTCCATACAGAGAAGACAGATAAAGCAAAACTGAAAAAGGCTAAGATGCGAGTATCAGACGATGAGTGGCGCAGAACTACAGAATTGGCACAATCTTTAGAGAAACTTCTCATGGAGTACTCTCCATGTCATATATTTATAGAGTGCCCTACAGGCGGATCAAAGAGTGCTCAAGCAGCCAAAAGCATGGCGATTGCCAGAGGTGCTGCTTGTGCTATTATAGGTGGATTTAAAATCCCTACTACTCTCGTGACTCCGTTTGAGGCTAAACGTGCAGCCACTGGCAGCACATCGGCCTCTAAAGATCAAGTTAAAAATTCAGTTGTTAATCAATTTCCTAAATTTAATGGCTGGATAAAAGGAAAACGTGGACAAATACTTGAAGGAAAAAATGAACATGTCTATGATGCGCTGTCCGTTTACATGGCCGCAAAGCAAACAACTATATACAAGGAGCTAAAAAATGACACAATCAACAGCAACAACAAAAGTATCTCTACTCAATGAAAGCACTTCGTTTACCAGAATTCCTAATCCAAATGGAGAAGGCGAAATGTTGGAGGTCAAAGTAACCACCAAAGTTCGTACTCCTCTTGGAGTCACGCACGACACCACTCAATCCTTTTTTCTAAACGGGGAAGAGGCTAACGACACTCTTGCCTCTTTAAGAGTAATCCACAACAACTTGCAGCTTGCCCTCATGAAAATGCAGCAACAACAAGAAGTTAAAGAAACCGATAAAAGTGAACCTTCCCCAGGCGCAGATCTATCTGTGAGTAAGTCCGCAGGAGAGTGATATGCTCATCCCAAGCGATAGGATATTCTCTCCCGCCAAAGCGGCAGAAACTGCAAAAGATACCGAATTGGTATCAGAAGATGCCATTGCACCTAAAGACGAACTAAAAAGTTGGTCCAAAGATTATGAGTTGTTCTTTGTGAACACCATGCATATGTATCTTCGAATTCCTGTCAGCTTGTTTGAGATGTATGCAAAGCAATTTGATAAGAAATTGCACATAATGCATTTTGTGCTCCCAGGTTCGATACTTGTAGAGGATGTAGTGGCTCCAGCTGGATTCTCAAATCCCGAACCTGGCTGGAGCCGCTATGTGCAAGGGGTACCTAAAAATGAATGGCAACACTTTCACGACTGGATGATCAACTCAAAGTGGATGGCCAAAAACTCTAAAGGTAATAAAATTTTATATGGGTGTGAATCTCAAACAGTGCAAGTTCGTGATCCTGTAAAACTGCAGACTATGCAGATAGTTGGAATAAAGGAGTTTGTGCCAATAACCTTTTTTCTGCCTACAAACCCTGCAAGCAGACTGTATCTAAATATTAAAAATGGACCTCCATTTAATTGTATATACGTATCTAGAAATAGTCCAGGTGCAGGAGAGGCCGCAGCTTTATTTCAAAAATTAAGGCAAGCACCATGAAAGTAAACTTTCATGAAACTGATCCTATGGAGTCCGACGCCTCCTTTCCAAAAGATAACAAAGGAGTAGTCATGCTGGTAGAACCCTCATTTTACGGAAAGTCAAAAAGCGCAATCATATGCGTTGTAAGCACTACATCAAACTCCGGCAAATGGTTATACAGGTATAGACTAAAGGTGAGCGACAGCGGAAAACTTATACTTGAAGATTTGGGCGAAATCAGAAAACTTGAAGTCGACCAATAGTATAAATTTATACGCATAGCGTGTTATAATAAATTACCAGTCGTTTTGCTGTGAATCGGTCGCAGCAAAGTCAATTGGTCAGGCCCTCCGCTTATCCTATGGATAGGCGGTTTTTTTATTGGAGAGTCAAATGCAGAAGACCAGCAAGGACGTTGTGTCTCAAAAACAGGGATTCGTTAGCGTGACCGTGGCGTTTGGTCATATCAACGAATGGGAATCGGCATACGTGGAAAGCAGTCGAACCAGAAACTGCACCTACGTAGGAAGAACCGATCAAACTACCAGGGCTTTTATGATCATGAAAGCCAATGGAAAGTCGACGGCCATTGCTCAGCAATGGCTAGCTTGGAATGAAGGCGAAAACAGCCATCTTGCCTTTTACTGGGTAACGGATCAGAATGTGGCTATTCAAGACGAAAATATCAAATGGTACTTTGAAGGCCAGATATATTCGATCTATGATCTTCCAAGAGTAGTTAATTTTGAGGGCACCGGAGCAGTTAGAATGCATGTTGCTGGAGTCGCTCCGTTGGCCACACTAGCGCTCCGAAACCAAGAGTTGTGCAAAGCGTACAGATCTATGTCTATGCTTGTCAACGAGCCCATACTGTGGGTTCCGAGGACAAACATAATAAATCAAAAGGATTTCATTATGGAATGCCTTTTTCGACATCTGTGTGCGGGGGTTGGATCTAGCAAAAGCCCAGTCTATTTTCAGATGAGGCAATTGATGGAAAGGGAATTTGGAATGTCGCCATGGGAGATGTATCTCGCGGCAGGCTGCAAGACAGAGATTATGTGCTACGATGTTTTTAGAAAGAAAGGCATGATAGCTAAATGTTACAAAATTTTGGATGCCTTGATTGAAACTCCTCTTGAAATGCTTGGAGTTTCGATAAATGTGGCCAAGAAATGGTTAAAGACAAAAGATTTTATCAAGCTCTCCACTTACATGCCTTGGTGGTTTGCAAATGATGATTCTCCGTATAAGGTGCCAGAAGTAGAAGATACCTACATCACGGCAAAACGGGTGGAAAGCACCTTTACCTCTTCTCGTAGCTTCATTCCTGCAAGGGAGCTAGGTTATGATACTGGGTCCAAGAGTTTTGATAAAGCCGATAACACTATAGTTGAAATGAAAACCCCGATGCAAATTCCTCCAGACGTTATAAGGGAACCAGCATTGGAGACTCAAAACATTCAAAGTTAACCGTAGCCCTATCTCCTCAGGAGGCCCCGAAATTAATTTTCGGGGCCTCCTATGGAGTCTTAGCGCCCTCTAAATAATTTCAAGCTTTTAGCATTCAAAGAAAATGGTAAATACATATATCACTCACGTCATACGCTGTCTTTATAAATCAAATACTTTGGAGCTTTCTGAAATCTCCAAACTAATAGGAGCATCTGAAAAATTTTGTAAAGAAATATTAGAAAAAGAAGAAAACAGATATACGGAAGGGCTGACTCTAGAACATGTGGATCGCATAGTGGATTTCTTTGGAATGGCAATCTTTGGCAACTCTTTCTGCAAAGATCTATTTACTCCGCAAAAATCTCATTATAGAAACTGGGAAAGCTTAGAAGAAAACGAAAAGGAAATGATCAATATTGGCGCAACTATAACCGGCGGGAGCTCTATTAAATCTGCAAACGCCGTCAGCTATGCAAAAGAATGTTATCACTTTATTGATAGCTGTGAACAGATGATCTCTGTGATAAAAGAATCAGGATCGTCTGACGATGGAATTGAAAGTTCTGAAAACTAACTCTTTATATTAGGAATAAAAATAAATGACATCATCAATTAATTACGTAGAGAAGCTTAAGCAGTATCGCAACGCAAACATTCCCTTGCTTATTTTTGGCGGTCCTGGCATCGGCAAGTCTGAGATTTGCAAACAGGCAGCGGGTGGCGATGAGGTTAAAGACGTCCGTCTCAGCATGCTGGAGCCAATCGACATGCGCGGTATGCCAGTCATAAACAGGAATGGGGACGGCTCTCAGTTTAATGTTGAGTGGGCAAAGCCTGACTTTCTGCCTCGTGACGGCAAGGGCGTCATTCTATTCGACGAGTTGAATACTGCCGATCCTAGCGTCCAGAATGCGGCCCTACAGTTCATCCTGGATCGTCGCTGTGGTCCACACAAACTTGGAGACGGGTGGTGGATCGTAGCCTGTGGCAACAAAAGTAGCCACAAGGCTCATGTCAATCCGCTTAGCGCTCCGTTGCGAAATCGTTTCGTCATTCTAGAAATGCAGCCAGATTTTAATCAGTGGCGTAACTGGGCGATTAATAAGAATATTCATGAGAATGTCTTAGGATTCATGAGCAGCACCGGCGGACAGCATTTGTACTCTGATCCAACTGATGAATATGGCAACTTTCCAACTCCTCGTGGTTGGACTATGGTCAGCCATCTGCTTAAGAGCCGCATTATCGAACGTGAGGCGATTGAAGGTGCAATTGGCAAGGGTGCTGCAAACTGGTTCTTACAGTATTGCAACGAAATCAAAGTGATGCCAAATATCGACGATCTACTGGAAGGCAAAGCAATATATCAGGATGGACCTAACAAGTTGTCCATAACGTACGCCGTCGTAAGTAATATTCTGTTCCGTGCGATTAAGAATCCAAATGTCATCGATAAGGGGGCTGCGATCATGCTGTCAATTCGTCCAGAAATCAGCTCTCTATACTTTGGCGGCCTGCTTGGACAAAAAAGTGACAAATTCTTGATAAACGTAATGAAGTCTCAGAACACTAAGGATTGGCTTTCTAAGCACCGAAGTCTACTCATTCCATATGAGGTGCAATAATGGAAGAAATTGATCCATCAGAACTGCAGTCAGCTAAAAAGAGGGTGAATAAATGTATGTTCAATATGTTCCGGGATTTTCCATTCTGGGCATTCTTGATCGAGAAGTGCAACGTCAAACTAACTAATAACACCGATAAGGTGCCAACAGCATGTATAGACAAGCACGGCAACATTTATTTCAGTAAGTTATTTTTCGACTCCTTGTGCGACAACCACATACATTTTGTGCTTGCCCATGAGGTCATGCACTTATTGCTGGATCACCACAATAGGCGTGGTGCGAGAGAGCCATTTATATGGAATGTAGCTGGAGATGTGCTAATCAACGAAATGTTGCAAGATCATTTTAATTCCAGCGGCATTCATACATCGTTTACGTCTGGCTATGTAACGTCCAAATCATTGGATATTTCTATTGACCACAATTCTGTTACCACTGAGGAGGTATACGACAAGATAGTTCAGGAGGCTGGGGAAGAAGTAAAAAAGATGAAGAGCAAGAACAACAATTCATCAAAAGAGACAGGGGGTATCAGCAATGATATTGTCGACTGGGGGCCAGGAGAAGAGCCTAATTCAAATAATATTAGAGACAAGTCTGAGGATACCCCTACTAATGGAAAGGAGTGGGCAGAGGCCGGATTGGAGGCAGCAACTCGAAGCAGAATGGCAGGAAACTGCCCTGAGTTCATGGAGCGACGTATAGACAAGCTCATAAATCCAGAAGTGCCTTGGCACGAAGTACTAGCATATTACCTTCGGCAGAAGTTTTGTATGAACAGTAGGAGCAGGCATACGTTTACTCCACCTAACAGGAGATATCTACATCAGGACATTATTCTTACTGCTAGAAAAGGATCCAAAACGCCTAGCGTCGCCTTCTCCGTAGATACCTCTGGATCTATGTCCCCGCAAGACATAACCAAGGGTATCTCGGAAATGGATGCAATACGAAAGATGTACAAGGTTCCTGTTTATTTTATGGAGGCCGATTGTGACGTTCATAAGGCCAGGTGGGTACAGCACTATGAGCCTATTCCAACAGCTGCTGGAGGAGGAGGAACTTCTTTTGTTCCAGTAATAGAGCACTTAAAGAACAATAAGCTCGATGTCGACGTGCTTATTTACTTTACTGACGGGTATGGAGAATTTGGAGCAGACCCAGGATTTGACGTTATTTGGATAATTAACACGGACGTTAAGGCACCATACGGAAAGACAATTAAGGTAAATAACTAAATGACAAGGGGATGCACGAGATGTAAGTGCATCCCCTTAATGGAGTATAAACATGAAATATTACGTATCTTTAGAGAACAATTTTATAGATATATGGACACTAAACAAGCGGTTTAACTCTCTAGGAGGTTTGTCAGCGCCCAAACTTCCTTTGGATTATTTTCTGAAGAGCCCTGCTCCGCCATTCGTAGCAGGAAATGTATTGTATACACCTTTGCAGGTGGGTGTGGGGCAAGGCGGCGGAGTATTTGGCTTCTTAATAACAAAGGTTGCAAATAAGCTGAATCTACTAGAGAATCATATTAAGTTGCTGGAGACCGATCAAGATTTTAAAGACGCCGATTTTAAACTAAGTGCTCAGTCCTTGAAAATGCTAAAGTCTCTTGCCCCTAATTCAAAAGCATTTCCAGGATACGATGACAACTGGCATATTAAAGGATTTAAGTGTAGGGCTGAGGATGTGATAAAAGCCTATGCATTTGGCTATTTGAAACTAAATGACAGTAGACCGCTGCTTGAAGCAATATGCCAATCAGATTACAATCTTCAGCAATTCTTAGGTGATAAAAGAAACAGCATGTCTCAGGTCTATTCCAATGTGATGGAATATTACACGAATGGCGAAGGAAAAAGCTCCTGGGGCCTGAAGTATATGGGTCAAAGGCTAACTCCGCACTTTGAAAGAACTAACAAAGTTCTTAATGAAGATTGTGTAATAAAGTGGAGGAAGCCAAACAAGAACTCCAAATGGCCTTATACTCTTGACCACCACTGGTTTGAATCTCAAGAGTCTGCAATTTCTCTGCAGCATCACACCTTGGCTGCTCTCATGGGTAATACCCATAGACTACATAAGGAAAGCTTGTTCTCCAATCTTCCGGTATTCAGCAGTATTAATTTGTTGGAAATGTGCAGAAAGAGCGTTGAACTCTTTTTCTGCAATATTCAAAAGATATTAGGAAAACATACTAATGAATACGGTCGATATGTTGGAATGGTAAATGATCTGGATTGGCCTAATGGGAAATTCTCTAGTCGTAAATTGACCGCCGAGGTGTTCCCAGTCAAAGCTTGTTTGGCTCTTGGGGTAATGCCCACATTCGATGCATCGGGGGCCTTTGATAAATTTGTTACTATTGGTGACAAACTATTTAATAATACAAAAATTTTGTATTACGCAATAGATCCAGAAACATTCGTTGATCGACGTCCAGATATTACATTACTGTTATGCTATAGCGTTGGTTTAATGAGTTTAGAGCAGTTAGATTTAATTCTGGGGCCAATTAGCGCAACTTCAGAACTTTTAAAGTCCGACAGCATGAAGATAAATTTGAAACTCAGCAATAATGTCGTATGCTGTACGCCTATAGAGGCTGCGAATTTGAAAATAACGGAAATTCTTTCCAAACAAGGAATTGTATTTTGTGCAAACAGAAATGCTTCAACTTCTTTTTCCATATTATCAAATGATAAAGCTAAAGAGTTTGAAGAATCAGATCCATTGGCATTAACCCAGGTTTTTAAAGACCCGGCCTATCCTTGATAGACATAGCGGTTATGGTAGATAAATCGGATAAGTCATCTAAATCTAACATAAATTCCCCACTAGGAATGAGGGTCGGCATTGGCCCAGGTTCTTCTCAAAAGAATCCTGTAAAGATTACAGATAACTCATTAGGATGGGGGACAGTTGCTAAAATACCGGTCCCCCCAGCTGCTGAAATAAGGACGTTTCAAGAACCGCTGGGACTAATTCCAGCATTGATAAATGGTGGAATTATTAAAGACGAAAAGTTAGAAAAAATAAGTCTCGTGCAGGCAGAACCTAACTCTAGCTCTAAAATAAAGTCGCAAGAATCGTCGATCTCTGGCAAAAAAAGAGCAGTAAAGGAGAATGCCCTCCCTACTGCTCTTTCTTTTATGAATCAAGGACATACCATGAAAATAGTAGAAATTGATTGGTATGGAGCTAAGCTTTTGATACAGTGTATAGACGTAATTTATCAAAAGGCAAATTTTAATAGAGGCGGTCAAGAGTGGCTGATGCTTGAAATCCCTTTAAATAAAGAAACCTTAAAGCCAAGTTGGCAGCCTCCTGTAGCACAACTGGAAGAAAATGGTAGAATATCTGTACCAGAATTTTACTGCACTATTGATGAACATAAACTTAAATGCCAAATTTTAAACATAGAGCTGCTAGATCTAAAGTCTATGAGATATATACTGATTTTAAGAGTGTTAAATTAACGCATTTATTAAATAAAAATTCTAATGCAAAATTGATATAAATTTATCTAAATTTTAAAAGAATGTTTGAAAAATGAATAATAATGAATTTATAAAAAAAGGCATAGTAGAAAATGAGTCCGAATCCAATATAGTAAAAACGGCATCCGATGAAGTTATGGATAAGGTAAAATTATGTAAGCTAGGATGCAAATGTAGATGCAGGACAAATAATAGTAAAGAGGAAACTAAAAATGAAAATAGTCAATAACATTCAAGAAGCTATTCCTCTAATGATAAAATCCGTTGTAACCAGCGATCTGGTACTAATGAATACATTACTGGATAAGTTTCCAAAACTTATAACCATGAAAAACAAGAGCGGACATAATCTACTCATGTTAGCTGCATACTATAGTCACCCCAACATAATAAACTACTTGATTTCATTTCATGTTATTGCCAACCCTTCCATAGATCCAGATGAAAAGGATAATGATGAGCTGACGGCATATGATTGGGCGGTATTGTCTGGTAACGAATTTGCTAGAAGTCTTTTATCTAAGGTAATGGGCGATAAGGATGATATTTAATGACAGGATTTCCATTAAACGGTAATTTTGCACCTCAACGCAGGGCGTTGGCTCATGCAGACAATGTGCCCAGTCCGTTTCTGGACTATGCCTCACTGTATTTGCCTACAAACCTTAATGAAGCGTTTGAAATTGCCGAATTGATGTACTACAGCAATCGTACTTTTGCCCAGGCAATAGAGTACTTAGTTTCGTATTTCACAGGATGCGACATCAATATTATGGCTAAGGACGAAGAAAAGAGCCATGAATACAAAAAGTTTCTAATTGAAAAGATGGATATCAAGTCCACGATGTTCATGATAGGCAGGGATGTCAAGGTATATGGCAATAGCTGCATATCGGTACTGGCTCCATTCAAGAGATTTTTAACATGCCCCAATTGTGGCTCCAGCAGGCCTATACATTCTGTTGACTATAAATTTACTATGAATAATGGATTCAGCTACCGCTGCGAGCATTGCGGTAAGCATTGCACAGTTAAGAATCCAGACGACAGGCCTACTTTGCAGGAAAATGAAATATATATAAAGCGCTGGAACATAAAAAACATACGTATAGTGGGGCACCAGTATGGAGGTAAACCTCAGTATTACTATGAAGTACCCACAGCTGACATTCAGCAATTGCAGGCTGGGAATAAAGTATTCCTAGAGAGCATACCTTGGGGAATAGTGCAATCGATAAGATCTGGAACCCTGTTTCAATTCAGCGAAGGTATGGTCCATCACTTTTCGATAGGAAATCTTAGCGATATAAAATTGGGGGAATGGGGACTCCCCCCTGTCATAGCCGGATTCAGAGACGCATACTTGGCACAAATACTAAAAAGAAACAATGAAACCATAGCCCTAGACCACATGTTACCAATCAGGATGGTTACTCCTGCTCAAATTGGAGCTGGCGGAGATTTCATGAAGAGTATTAACATAGGATCATTTGGACAACAAGTCATGCGCTCAGTGGAAAGGGCCAAAAAAGATCCTACCGGATGGCAGTGGCTGCCAATGCCTGTTAATTATCAGCTGATCGGAGGCGAGGGCAAGTCATTTGTTGTACCTCAGCTGTTAGAGCAGGCACAATCTGATTTCCTAAACGGAATAGGAATTCCAGTAGAGATGTACAGAAAGAATTTAAGTGTTCAGACTGCTCCGTTTGCGGCAAGGCTATTCGAAGCTGGAGAAGCTCACTTCTTACATGGGTTGCAGTCCACTTTGTCTTGGATAGTAGATAGAATAAGTGCAATATTAAATTGGATCCCCTGCGAAACAGTGCTGACACGTCCTACCCATGCAGACGATATCGAGCGTCGAATGATGATGCTCCAGATGATGATGCAAGGAATTGCTGCAGAGCAAGACGTCCTCAATCTATTTGGATTGAATTGGAAGGAAACTTTCAAGAAACGACAGCTCGAGCAAGAGTTCAAGATGCGAGAGGAGAAAGTCTATCAGGATCGTATGCAGAAGGCACAGGAGAACGAGCAGATACTGGCTGCTCCTCCTGGAGCAAACATTGCAGCACCTGGGCAGGTCGCAGGAGCAGGCGGGATGCCAGGAGGCCCAAACATCGGAGGCGCAGGCGGAATGCCTCCGGCTGCATCGATGCCTCCAAATGGAGTTGCAGGGCCTATGTCCGCGGGTCCAGGCAAAGATCTGGATAGTTTCTTTGCAGATGCGCAGGCCAGAGTTAATGAGATTATGGCAACAGCGCCACTGGGATCGTCACAAAGAAGGCAGATTCTGGACCAGATTAAGGCTCAAGATCCAAATCTACATGCAATAGTAAAATCCATGCTGGATCAGATAACTCAACAGGCTGCCAATCAAGGTAAGGAACAGTTAAGACAGCCTGCACCTGTTCAGTAAATAAGCTAACGTTTAAAAAAGGAACAGCCCATTAAACCGGGCTGCTATTATGCGATATTCATACCGACTTAATAAAAGAAATTTAAAACTTCAAAAGAATTTTTTTAACGGCAAAGAATACGTATCTAAGAAGGACAACCGAGAAGTAAATATTGAAACTGCAGAAAATGGAAATGTAATAATATCCGCTAAATTGCATCAAAACACCATTGCTAAAAAGATATTATGCCTTTATAATAATGAAGATGAAATATATGTGTCATATGCAGGCTGGAGAACAAAAACTACCTCAAGCGCCATTAAAGCATTGATACCGACTGATTGGGAATACTGTAGTGGAAGTGTCATAGCCCCCAGCGGAGCCAAGATGTCCATACCACTATACGGATTTCTAAAATTAGTAGACCCTGTAAAAGCTCACAAAGAGTCCTGGATATCTGATATCTAAAAAAAATTTCCATGCCTTTATAGCATTGGCATTTTCTTACCGTTAGTATTGCTACTTACTAAGAAACGCAAATCCTGCGTTTCTTTTTAGCTATTAAGCCATATTAAAAGTACAATTATATGACTTAAAATTTTTAAATATTTTAAACTTAAATTTGCATGTAGGTCAAAGATATCGGATGTTTATATCATGAAAACTTTGCATAAAAATTTAATTAATTTTAGTATATACATACTGGCTGCTTTTGTTTTGCTTTGGACTGGGTGCGCCACCTGCGAAACAACTATAAACCCTGTAAAAGTTCAAGAATATAAACCTTCCTATTTAAAAGGGTTTACATTAATTACAGACAGTGAAATGCCTGCTGTGGGTCGCATTACTGATTACGATGGTAGGTTAATTGGAAGCGCAACTCTTTTAGACTCACACCATATACTTACGGCAGGACATGTAGTAGATGATTCAGAATTCCACTGGTTTGAAACTAATGGAATGCGGTACTGCATAGATAGCATTACACTTCCCCCTCTATTTAAAATAGGCTCTATTTATATTCTTGATGCTGCTATAGCTAAACTATATGAACCGTGTTTAGAGGAGCCTATGCAGATCTGCACTAAAGATCTAGTTCGAGGAGAGTCTCTTACAGTCGTGGGTCACGGGGGAAAATACAGAAAGAAAAGCGACCTTAACACTTTTTGCTACTACGGTACTTTAAAAGAAGACCCTTTTTATATCAAAATGCTTTGCTACAAAGGAACTATCTGGTATGGCGATTCTGGCGGTCCAGTTTTAAATCAAAATAATGAAATAGTCGGAATTGTTTCTTCAATAGGCTTTATGCGAGGAGTCTTATATGAAAACTCCGCTACAAAAATAGAACGTATTGCCCCTTGGATAATTTTAGTACTTAAAAAACCAGACCAGTAAACGCTATTCCTTAGTAGCGCTGAGGGTGTAAAAATACCCCCTGTTTGTGTTATACATACATGCAGGATCTATAGGTATTCCAATAACTCTGTTGGACCACCAAAACAATGTAGATCCTTCAAGAAAGAGGAAACACATGAGTAACGACGTTACTGAAGATTCGCACCGGATCGCCTCGACGCTTGACCGCATGTTCCAACGTGCGGACTCGCTACCTGACAGTGCGGACCCCTGTACGGAGACTGCCTACCTATGGCATGGAACTCCATTCTCAGGACCCCACGGGTTGAATGTGCTGGATCATAAGTTGCCGATGACCTGCATCCGCAGTCTTGGCACGTACTCTCAGCTGGTGGAAGAAGGCGCTGATTCCGTAGTGGCGCTTCTTGGAGACCACGACATTCCATCTCAGTGGCACTGCAACTGGATATACCTTTGCGGCATAGGAGCCAGGAGATTTGTGGTTCAGTTCTTTACTCCAGGCTACGTGGAGAAGGTGGGCCGAGACGGGGATGAACCAATTCGCTTTCCTTACAAGATCGTTGGTCGGGGCTGGGTCACTGGTCTGCATGCCGGCACCAAGACTGACGAAAAGATGTACGCGATCGTGTACAAGGAGGTAAACGATAAGCAGGTTACTGACTCCAAGGGTGGAAAGGACCCGGTGTCCTAAGGATAAGGGATTTAGGTCAGCCACGGGGCTGACCTTTTTTTAGGTATTAAATAGGGGGGTATTTTAAGGCCTAAAATAGGCCTCTATTTGAGGTATATATACATGAAGGAAAGGTATAACTTTCAAACACACGTTTGAATACCTTTATTCCGTCGTGGTAAGCAGTTTTAAAAGTCTGCCCCATGCTGTAACAAAACTTGGAGACAATCCCATGCCGACAATCGGTAAAATTTTGGCAGTGATCGGAACGATCGCCATACTAATCGGAGCAATGCTTTTCCTCGTCTTCGCCGTCGAGATAGTCTTCTGGATCATCAATCAGGCCTTTCGCCTTGCCTACAGTGCCTACAGAGGCGCATGCCGGGAGGGGCGCAGGCTGATGAACTCAGTTAGAACCATCAAGACCGGCAAGTACGCCGGCCGCAAGGTCTATACCGTTAGCGATGGTGTCGAAGTCCTTGCATGACGCCAAAGTATAAGGGGTTTAGGTCAGCCACGGGGCTGACCTTTTTTTAGGTATTAAATAGGGGGGTGTCTCAAGGCCTAAAATAGGCCTCTATTTGTGCTATATATACATGATGGAAAGGCGTACCTTTCAAACACACGTTTGAACGCTTTTATTCGTCCGTCGTGGTAAGCAGTTTTAAAAGTCTGCCCCATGCCGTAATAAAACTTGGAGATTTGGCCATGAAAACTTACTGGGTTGTTAACGGAGTCGTCTACTGGACGTATTCTGAGGCCTTGGAAGCCATGAAAGGCTGAACAACGAAGGGCGGCTTAACAGCCGCCCTTCACTTTTTTTTTCAGTATTGAAAATAATCATGTCAACAGTCATCAAATTTCTCATTTAAGTCATTATTTAACAATATAAGGAGTATAAATGATAGACATTACGTATTCAAGAACCGGACTGCCGTGTATATGGGAGTCCGGCGGCGGTAGAACCAACTCCGGTCGCAGTCAAATAGTGTGCGATCGTAGCGGATTACCAATATCCCCCCTTTACATCAAACAAAGAGGCGTTTTGGCATGCGGTGAACACGCTCTTTTCCATGTGAAGCCCGGCACATATGTCATAGGGGCATCACGGCGTCACTCAGATTATGAAATATTAATCTATGTAGTGGAAGACAATCCGGTTCGATTAAATCTAGTCTACTCATACTGCCAAGGAGAGTGGGCTTTAGATCCTCCTGCCGAATTGGAAGACGCCATAGAGGCAGCAAAAAGGAAGACGACAGAGTACCACTGCCGTCGACCAGTTTACTTCAAATAATGCCCTAAAATAAGGGTTAAAACGTGGTATAGATATATACACCGGTCCTATAGGTATTGCTGGGCGTTCCAGAGTACCCAATAGGCCACATTAAGGAGATAGTGTCAATGAAGAAGACCCTTTTGTTCGTGTTGTCTGTGTTTCTCGCTATTGGACTACCGATGGTGCTGATCTGGGGAGCTTATCAGACTGCCGTTGCGGCGACAAATGCTCCAACAGTTCCGGCCATCCCGGTCGTCCTGGACTCAGGCGAACGCTGGTACGACCCATTCTCATGGGGATTGGATGAGGCTGCGGCAATCGCAACTCAACAGGCACAAGAAGCTGCCACCCGCACGACTAAAGCCGTGACGACGTGGACTAGCAGTATGTTCCTGCTGACTGGCCTTCTGGTTACCATTGCAGTCGGTATTTGGAGTGGAGTTAGAGAGCAATCGCAGCTCAAAAACTCCTGGCAGAAGTTTCGCATCGAGTCGTTAGGTGGTGAAATGACTTCTGGTTCAACTCCAAATCAAGTTCCTCCTAATTCGGAAGACACCGATACGGAAGAGCAAGACTCGGTAGTAGCTGGGAAGGCCGCAAAAAGCCATCCTAACCAGCGCCGCTGAGCCTGAGGTCGCAGACAAACCCGGGCGCCCTGTACAGGGCGCCCGGGCTCTCTTTTAACAAAACATTCTCGACTATGCGAGTATAAATAGGGTATTAAGCATAGTGCGTTCATATAAATCTACGAATTTATACTGAGGTTACTCTAGTCACAGCTTGAGAGCTACGAAGAAGTGAAACAACTTCGATATGCTCTAGTTTCACAAGACTCATGACTAACTAGCAGATGTAGTTCAGGGTCCCTACCTCTGTTAGAATTGAGGAACAATATGAGACCTTACATGGGCACACTGTGGGGAAACCCACAGTGTGCTTTTCTTTGGCAGTAATCTTATAGATTTACTTGAATCAACTAAGTTGCCGCCAAAAAGTTGCATACGTACCGATGTAACTAAAAAAATAAAGTATTAGCGGTACAAACACACACAGCATGTAGGTATTGCTGGGCGTTCCAGACTACTTATATGTGCATTTGGAGACAACAGCATGAATATCGTTAGGAGTATTTTTTCAAACATTGTTTGTTTCGGCATTGGCGTCATGGTTGCAAGTTTTTATGCGGCTTCGTCGGCAGCTACGGCTTCGTCGGCAGCTACGGCTCCGTCAGCAGCTGCGGTTCCATCGGTGGCTGTGGTTCCATCGGTGGCTGTGGTTCCATCGGCAGCTGCGGTTCCATCGGTGGCTGCGGCTTCGTCAGCAGCTACGGCTCCGTCAGCAGCTGCGGTTCCATCGGTGGCTGTGGTTCCATCGGTGGCTGTGGTTCCATCGGCAGCTGCGGTTCCATCGGTGGCTGCGGCTTCGTCAGCAGCTACGGCTCCGTCGGCAAATAAAACTTTGGCACCAATTCTGATGTTGCCTGATTCGAATACCCCTAAGATTCTTAATAGTCTTTCAGATCGAATCAGATCGGCAAATTCGGCAGTAAAACGCGCTGATGAGCGTTTGCAGTCACTGCAGGAAGATCAGAAAAAGTCGGTCAGCACTAGCCAGATTCTGACGGAACTAGTGCCCGTCTACTACGAAGAGGACTACTCAACTCTTTACGCAGAGGCGAAAACAGCAGGAGTCGAAATGATTCCTCATTTTGGTAACACCATAAAAACGGCATACACTTTAGCCAATAAAGAGAATATGCCGGAAGTTCGCATTGTGAAAATTGCCAAGGTTACCCGCCTTGGCAGCGCCTTCACAGTGCAAGTCTTGGACCAGTCCACCTTACACCTACCAGAGTACGAAGACCTCATCGAGTTTATCGCTACTAATGGTGGAAATTCTGAGACTTTGGAGATAATTCAGGTGGAACGCATAAATGATGAGCGCGAGCTTGAATCATTAGCGAACCCCACTTGGAGTCAGTTCTTCAAATGGTGGTGGAACAGCTGAGCAAGTACCAAGGTTGGGTGTCATCCATAAACACCATCTTTCTCGACTATGCGAGTATAAACGTTAGACAAGGGTCTAAGGTCATAGTACATCCCACATAGATCAGCAGGTCTGTGTGGGTGTGGGTTTTTAATCCCACTTCAGCTGAAGACTTAACCCACTTCAACGGCTGTGACAAAACCATGTGGGTTTAAACAGTAACCCACACAGATCGACAGGTCTGTGTGGGTTTTCA